CGTCAACGCGGGCAAGGTCTGTCACCCAACGCTTGACGTAGGGCGGCTGCACAATGATCAGTTCGACTTCTTTTGCGTCCTTAAAGACCCACGCTGTTTCCGGCGTGCGTTTAGCCGCCGCAGCGTAGAAGAGTAGCTGGCTGTTTTCTTCGACTTCAACAGCCACACCATCGCCAAACTTCCAATCCAAAACAATCGCTCGACTACCAATGCGACCAAGAAGATCGGTAGAACCAAAAACGTCAGGCAGAAAATCACCAAAACCAACCCGGCTTTCAACCGCATATTCCATCTCCCCCTTGGGGTCTATCTCGTCCAGCGCACGCAGCGCCGGTATCAGCTTGTCATCGACCAACGCTTCGGTCAGCACGGTCTTCTCATATGTCGTGCCAACCAAGCTGTACGGGTCAAGGTCGCTCTCTAATATAGACGCGATGGTGTCGTGCAGGAGCGTGCCTTCGTCGGCGTAGCTGCTGCTGGGCTTTGGCGGGACGGTGTCTACCAGCGCCACGCTGCCGGGGCAGGCGATGACGCGTTTGGCGGTCGAGCCGCCGACTATCTTACTATGCTGCATACTGAACCTTCCTTTACTGTTTGAACGGCCCTTATAGACTGCAACATTTTTTATCGCAATATCTTTTATTGCAAAAAATTTTGTGGTAGCAACGCTGCATGACTGAGAAAGAAATAGAGCGGTACTTCTGTAAACGTGTGCGGGCGGCGGGCGGCTTTGCCTATAAGTTCCGCAGCATTACGCAAGTCGGCGTTGCCGACCGCATCGCCTGTATGCCCAACGGTGAGGCTTGGTTCATCGAACTGAAGAAAGCTGGCGGGCGGCTGTCTGCGTTGCAGCGTATCTTTGCAGATGAGATGACGCACACCAAGCAGCATTACGCGTGCCTGTGGTCAGTAGAGGATGTGGACGCATGGCTCAAACGCTTCAGCTAAGGCCGTACCAGCAAGAGGCTGCGACGTTCCTGTATGAGCGCGACCGCGCTATGATCCTTGCGCCTGTTGGCGCAGGCAAGACCGCCATTACCTTGACGGCGATGGATGAGATGCTGCGCGACGGCCATGTCAAACGCTGGCTGGTGGTAGCGCCCAAGCGCGTCTGTACGGATGTGTGGCCGGTGGAAGCGCCGAAATGGTCTGGCGTCGCTCCTGCGCTGGCTGTCGGCACGCCAGCGCAAAGGGTGGATGCGTTGCGGAGCGACGCCAGTGTGGTCGTCATTAACTATGATAACTTAGATAAGCTAGAGGATTTATCCGGCTTCGACGGGATTGTGTTCGACGAACTGACGCGGCTGAAGAACCCCAGCGGCAAACGCTTCAAGGCGCTGGACAAGCTGCTGGCTAACGTCAAGGTGCGCTGGGGCTTGACCGGATCGTTCACGTCGAACGGGCTGGAGGATGTCTTCGGCCAGTGCAAGATCATTGACCAGACGCTGCTGGGCCGTGCCAAGGGTGCGTTCATGCAGCAGTATTTCATCTGCACCAACCGCGACTTCGGCCAGTGGGTTCCCGCAGCCGGTGCGCTGGAGCAAGTCATGCAGCGCATCCGCCCTGCGACGTTTGTGCTGGAGCCGGGCGAGTATAAGGACAAGCTGCCGCCGTGCCACGTCACTGAGGTGCGCGTCACGCTAGACGACCGCAAGTCATATGATGAAATGAAACGCGAATATGTAACGCGGTTCGGCAGCGACCAGATCGTAGCGCAGAACGCAGCGTCGGTGACGACCAAGCTGCAACAGATGGCGTCAGGGTTTGTCTACAACCGCGGTGGCGATACAGGGTCGATATGGTTTAGCCGCCACAAGTTTGACCGGCTGGAAGAACTGCTGTCGGAGAACCAGCGGGCCAACACCATCATCGCGTACACCTATCAGGAAGAGTTGGCGGAACTGAAGCGCCGCTTCCCGCACGCAAAGACGATGGACGACCCCAACGTCATCGAACATTGGAACGCAGGGCAGGTCGAGTTGCTGTTGGCGCACCCTAAGTCGGCAGGGCATGGCCTGAACCTACAGCACGGCGGATGCCACATGGTGTTCCTGTCGCTGCCTTGGTCGCTGGAGTTGTACGAACAGACAGTCGGGCGCCTGCACCGCAGCGGCCAGACAAAGGATGTCTGGGTCTATGTGATGCTGACCGAGAAGAGTATTGATGAACGCATATGGGCGGCGCTGCACGACAAGCGTGCGGTGTCAGATATAGCATTGGAAGAACTTAAAAATGAGTAAATTGAATTGGCGGTCGATGATCGCGGTGCTGTCCGACCTTACGGAAGAGCAGCTAAAGGATGCGTTGGACGTTGAACTGGAGACGCACAAGCGGCCAGCCCTCGCCCGGCGGTTGCACCAGCGGTACTCCGCGATGCGGACGGCGCGGGAGCGTGTCGAGATTATGAAGAGGCTGAAGAAATGATAGATGACAAGAGCGATGCTGGATCGTGGGCAGAGGCAATGGCGTTCAAGGACGCCGTCAACCCTGACCATTACAAGCGCGGCGGGATTGAAGCTATCGACTACATTCAGGCCAAGCTGACGCCGGAAGAGTTTGCCGGCTACTGTCTTGGGAATATGCTAAAATACTTGAGCCGCCTAGGCCATAAGGACGAAGCGGCTCAAGAGATGCGTAAAGCTATTTGGTACGGTGAGCGTTGGTTACAGGCGAGGGACACTCGCACGTAGGAACGCTAGAGCGCCTGCGGTGAAGGCAGCGTTAGCCGCCGTCATCAAGTCAGTGTCGCCGACCAGATAGCTGGCGGCGGCGGAGAGAACGCCCAGCGCAGCCAGAACGTATGTGCGATAACCTTTAAGCATATTAGTTTCCTTTCGGGTAGGACTTCCAAGGCAGTTCCCAATGCGGGCCATCCTTGAACGTCCGCCAATCGCCGCCCCACTGGAGCGGCACTTTTTCAGCCGCCGCAGCGGCCTTCACAATCTTGGCTAACCGATGGTAGAGCGGCCAGTCCCAAGATACTTTACCGTCAATCAGCGGTGCTAAATCGACAGCGTGTCCTGTAATGTGACGCGAGTTCATTGTCTTCGACGCGCCCTGCTTGACCAACTGCGTCTGGCGCGCGACGGTACGCAAGCCTTCTAGCACCGTGAAGTCAAGGTCCGACATTGCAGCCGCCTTCTTGACGACGCGGACAAGGTCTGGATGCACGCCCTCAAGGCGTGACAGTGACCGCGCGCCAAGGACGATGCTCATGCACCAGCCTTTATCAGTATGCCGACTAGCAGCAGAATGATTGTGCCGGCCACAGACATACCTATGGTTTCAAGACGCTTCAACCGCGCACAGATACTCTCGTACCGGAACGCGCAGACCTGTTCGTGCGTGTTGAGTTGTGCTTGGGTCTGGTCGATGGTTGTCATGGGTTAGCGTCTCATACTGTTGCGGGATACCCTGCCGTATATCGGCACAGGGTAACCTTCGGAATAGTCAATGTTTATCAGCGGGTCGCCAGTTTCAGGATCGTATTCTGGAAATTCAAAGTCCGACGGCTGGTTAAACGGACGCACTGCCGTTTGAGCCATTATGTTCTGACGCACAGGCGAGACGCCGCGGCCATACAAAAGCCTGTTTACATAGTCTTCAGTTGACCGCGTCTCCAGCAGGCTCCGCGCGCGGCTTGGCTGTGCCAATGCCGGCACTAACTTTTCCATCACGTTTTCAGACGCTCTCTCAGCTATCTTTTCACCCATTTGCGCCGCAGCTACACCACCGCCCCCGATGCGGGGAACGCTACCAGCTATACGCGCGCCCGCCGTAAAGATGTTGGGCACCGCTGGCTCCAGCATCCCCCCAACCTTAGCTTGCGTGCCTTGGGCAAACCCTAGTTTCTGCGATTGAGACAAATCTTGAAGACCTGTTTGCGCCACGGCCCGCTGCGCTTCAATATCGCGACCCAGTTTTTTAGCTGTAGCCAATACGGGACCTTGCAATTCGGCGTTAATGTCGTACCGCCCCGGCCCAAAAACGCTTTCAACAAAGTCGGGGTCTTGCCCTGCCGCAACTTTAGCAAACCGTGCTTCAGGAAGCGCAGCCAACTTACGCTCAAAAGTTTGGCGTTCAATTTTTTGCATACCTTTAGAAAAGGCGTTTAAATAATCTTTCCATCCGGCGCCGCCTGCCGCTTCAATCGCATCGTCGATAGGTTTTTGAGCGGCGGCTACAAGCTGAGACGTACCTTGCCGTAACGCTTTTGGGTCTGAAGTACCTAAGATGCTAGACACAAAAGAACCCATTTCGCGGCGTGCTAAGTAAAGGCCTTGGGCGTCAATGGTGCCGTTAGACTTAGCCGCGCGCCGTTCCAGATTGTTTGCAAACTCCGACAGTATCCTAAACCGATCAGGGCTGACAAACTGTGCCTTGTCCGCTTCTGCGCGCAGATTAGACACTACTTTTGATATATCTAACTTTTCAAGCCCCTGCGCGCGCAAGTTAGCTGCGACTTCGTCGGCGGAGCGTGCGTCTTCAAGATACTGGCCTATACGGGCGTCAAAGTTCGGGTCATCCATATACCGTGCGGCGGTATCAAGTTCCCTTTGTAATGCGTCGCGCGCCTGCGCGGCTCTCTGTTCGGCAGGCGCAATTTGCAATCGGCCAATATCGGCGGCGCCCAACGCTTCTTCGCGCATAACCCCTGTCTCGTCTTGCAGTTGGCGTTTGCCTGCCGCAATGTTAGCCATGGCGTTTGTTTGTGTTTCGCCGCCGCGAAGACGATCCCGCACAATCTTCTGCGCTGCTGCGCGTTCAGTAGCGACATCCAAAAGTTCGCCGCCACTTTTGCCGGCGGTTGCAACGCGTGTAACCGCCGCAATCTCAGGCGTAAGCAAACCCTTAGATGCTAGGTACTCAGCCGTGCTGGCTTTTATTTTGCTTGGTGCGTTGCTTAACGCGGTAGTTATGGCGTCTGCGTTGCTGCTAACTAACTCACGTAAAATTTCAGCCGCACGCACTTCACCAAGCCGCCCTGCAATCGCGTCAAACGTCTTGCCTGCCCCAAACTTAGCCATGTGACCCAGCACCGGAACCAGTGAACCCGCAGCCGCGGCCTCTAACATATCATTATCTGTTAGCGCGGCGGATGGGAGCGCCGCAAGCGTGCCAGCCACAGCGCGTGTAGCCATACGTTTCCCGCGTCCCGCAACTACGTTCTGCCCAGCAGCTACGGCAGTTTTAGTCGGCGCGCGCACACCAGCCCCACCAGTAATTGTAGCGCGGCCCACTTTTTCTAGCGCGGTGGCAACTTTTGGTGCGGCTTTAGTAAAGGCAGTACCAAATAAACGCACGCCTGAACCCACACCGATACCGACAGGCGCAGTAGCGAGAACTTCGCCGGCGATCTTACCGCCAGTAAAGTAGTTGGGCCGGTCTTTCTTTGCCCGCGCGCCTTGCGTGCCCAACTGTTGTTTTGTCTGCGCCGATTGTTGTGGGCCTATATAGCTAAAGGGGTTAAGGTAGTCCAACGCTTCCGCAACCGGCTTCATGCCGCGTTCGATGCCGGATATGACGGCTGCGGTGCGGCTGGTCTTAGGGCGAACGCCGGCCTCTGGATACTGCTCCAGAATTTTAGCCTTGACTTGCGCGTCTGTTGCACCGGCAGGGCCAGTTATGCGGTAGGTGCGCCCGTTAGGCGCTCTCTGTTCATATATCGGCATCAGTTACCTACCACTTTAGCTTTACCCCATCCGTCGCTGCCCTTAGTCGGCGTCTTACGTCGCGGAGCGGCGACAGGCGGCGCTTTACCTGTTAGCGTAGTGTAGCGTTTGTCAGCGCGATCAACGGCACCGCGAATAACATCCGCAAACTCTCGTGCCGCTTTAACAAATTCAGCCTCTGATTGCGACCGTTCCATACGTGTCAGCGCGCTTGTGGCTTTCGTACCTTCTATTTCGGTGATCTGACCTGTGCCGCGCAGCGACTCATACGCTTGCAAGAATGCGCCGCCTTCGGCTTGGCGGAAGAGAGCATCGAAACTTGCGGCTTGCGTGCCGGGGATAAACCGCACGCCCGGAACGCCCATACCGACCACACCTTCAAAGCCGGGGTGCGGGCGCCGCCCGCCTTTGGGTACGACAAGTTTGCCTTTTTCAATTCGAGCGTCGCCAATCATCTGGTCTATAACGTTTAATGTAGTGCGACCTTTAGTTGTAGCGTCGCTATAGGAATCCACAAACGCCGCGTCTTTTTTGGCGCGTTCGCCTTCAAACACTTCTTCGCGTTTGCGGCCCAAGCGGGCGGCTTTGTTGGCTTCTTCAAAATCTTCGGTGGCTTGCAGTTCAGCAGCTTTCCGCGCCTTGATTTGCGCGGGCGTTTCGCGGCGCGCTTCGGCTTCACCGGCGACGCGCGCCAAAGGCACCTGCGCCGAACCGGGGTACGCGCCCACACTTGGGTTTTTACCTTGAATTGGATCACCCACCCTATACTGCGCCAGCGTCTGCTCCATTGGTGGTGCGCCGCGCAGCCCCGCGTTTTGC